AAATCCCTGGTAAACATTACAACTGGATGCACGATAAGAAAACCACGATCAATTTACATAAGGCTGACCGGCTGTTTTACACTCAGATAATGGCTGGTGATCCTACAGATAACTATTTTGGAATAAAAGGCGTTGGCCCTGTCAAAGCAAAAAAGGTTTTGGATGAAACTCCAAAGCATGAGCGCTGGCCCACAATCCTTAAGCTCTTTAAATCAAAGGGATATACTGAGGAGTACGCCTTACAAATGGCAAGAGTGGCTCGTATTTGCAGAGCCGAAGACTATAACTTTGAAACAAAGGAGCCAATTCTTTGGACTCCTAAGGAGAGTTAAAATGGCGAACGCCAGACCAAGTTTAAAAAATGAAGTTGATGCTAAGTATCTGAAAGACCAGGGCAATCCTGATCGTGATATGAGTCCCATCCGTAAGAATGCCGGGACACACATGATCAAAGTCACCTGTCCGGCGTGTGCAGTCCGATACGGTTACAACGAACTGGACGGAGACCCAGGATGCTTACAGTGTGAAGCGAATCAGACGGTCAAAGCATTAGCAAAGGAACGTCTCGACAAGCTGGAAGCCGAAGCGATTGCTGCGGAGAAGGATGCAATCGAATACGCTGAGAAAGAAGCAGCCTTGAAGAAACGAATTGCTGATGCGAAGTCTGGTAAGACCCCGGCTTCTAAATCAAAATCCATTGGCACTGTCGGTTCTAAAAAATCATAAACAGTGACGGGGGAGTAGACGGTAAGCTGGTCGGTGTATGTGTAAATCACCGTAGGTGCATCCAAGTCGCTCCCCCCCAACACCTGGGGGTACAGATGAATGACCACTGAGAATAAGCTGATCGCTATTGAGCGTCACCTATTGGAAGCCATGCGAAGTATCCAAAAGGCTTCTGTGATATTAACCCACATTAAAGGACAACAACTTGAATACATTAAAGAAGAACCTGAATGCGACACTTGAGGTTGAAATTTAGGGGAACTGTAAGTTCCTCTATTTTTTCAGTTTATTGAATGCGGCCACGTTTAGTACAAGAGCCATAAAGTATTACATTAAGTTAACAGAGAGGAGACCAAATGCTGGACTATAATATAATTCCATTGCATGACATACCGGCTCTCATTGAATGGCTTAACTCCTTATACCCTGAGCGCTGTCCGAATCCTAACGACAGCGAAAGGGAAGTGTGGATGAAAGCTGGTGAGAGACGGGTAGTTAACCAACTGATAAATAAATTAAACCGTAGCGAGGACAAGGTTCTCAAAGGAGCAAACTAATGGGCTTACGATCCAGGGAACAAGCCGCAGGGCCGTATGGTGCCAGCGTTGCAGCAAGACGTGGTGCCTATTCTGATCTCAATATAGACCCTTATGCTGGCCGAAGGATTAAGGCTGGTAGACGGCAGGAAGATTGGCAAGATATTTTAGCTCATGGTGAACGCTCTGATACTGATTGGTCGAAAACTTTTCAAGAGAACGCCTTACAGCTTCGCCGGAGTTATTCGCCAAAGGGTGATTGGGCAAAGATATCGGATGCTACTGATAAATCCCTTTACAATGTTGTATGGGGTAGGTCTGTGAACCTCAGAGCGCCGCATGGTGGAGATGAACCGGCAACACCGGAAGCCGTTGCACAATATGCTGCTGCGAATATCGGGAGAGCCAAAGCGTTTGAAGGTGAAAGACGAACGGATGCCGCTAAGTGGATGGCTGCTTACAATAAGAACCTGAATATCCATGAACGGATCAGCCTGTCGGAGAAGCGAACCAGATACAGAGAACGCTTTGCGGCTATGCAGATTACGCGTGAGAGGACGCAATCGAAAAAGACGAGGGCTACCCTCAAGCGAGGAGCTACCGGCCTGTCAGTGAGCTTTGGAGCCGGTGCAGGAACAGGTTTGGGTATTTCAATATAAGGAGATAGATCATGGCATTAGCCAAGAAACGCTTTATGAAACTTGATGGATTGCGACAGACCCTTCTGGAACGATGCCGAAGGTGTGCTGCGCTCACCATCCCGTCACTGCTGCCGCCCCGGGATCACCGGGAGACGGATCAGTTATTGACACCATATCAGGGACTTGGAGCCAGGGCCGTTAATAATTTATCGGCCAAACTTCTGCTCACCCTGTTACCAGCCGGTTCGCCTTTCTATCGCCTTGACGTTGATCCTGAGGTTATCGCTGAGTTACGCGATTCCTTGGGCAATGAGAAATTCAAAACGCAGATTGAGGAGAAGCTGGCTACCCATGAAATGATGGGCGTGAAGCTGATCGAACGAAATGCGTATAGAGTTCAGATGTTTAAAATCCTACGGCTGCTCATGACAACCGGGAATGCTATGATTGAGACCCCGGTAAAGAATGGCAAGCCGGTTGAGGGTAGGCTTAAGGTTCACCGTGTGGATCATTATGTTATCCGGCGGTCTCCTTCGAGTCAACCCCTTGAAATCATATTGAAAGAAAAAATCTCCATCGAAGAAGTCCCTGAAGGTTTGGATCGTCCTTCGCCTACCACTGGCGATGACGGAAAGGAAACTCAGAACTATGATGAAGATAATATCGAACTGTTCACCTATTGTAAATTCAATGGTGAAATGTGGAACGTCTACCAGGAAATCTTTGGGCAAATCGTACCGGATACTGATGGTAATTATAAGCCTGACAACTTTCCGTTCCTGCCGCTTACCTGGACGCTTACCGAAGGTGAGAATTACGGACGTGGACACGTTGAGGAGTATCTTGGAGACTTTATCTCTTTGGATGGTCTGTCACAGCATATCCTTGAAGGCGCTGCTGCGATGGCTAAGATCATCTTTCTGGTTGGCTCCAATGGCATTACCAATATCGAAGACCTTAAAGCTGCTCCAAATGGTGGGTTCGTCACTGGAAACAAGGATGATGTCACCGTGTTACAGCTTGAGAAATTCGCTGATTTTAAAGTCGCACTTGATGAATCGCAACGAATAGAACGCCGGTTGGCTAACGCATTCCTGCTGACCGATTCAATTAGGAGAGACGCTGAAAGAGTGACCGCGACTGAGTTGAGACTCATGGCGCAAGACCTTGAGGATGCCCTGGGGGGTGTCTACTCAGTGTTAGCCCAGGAGTTACAATATCCTTTGGCTCTCCGGATTGTTGCACAGTTGCCAGAGCTACCTAAACAGGTAAGCCCGTCCGTTGTCACTGGCTTTGAAGCATTAGGCCGTGGACATGATCTTCAGAAGTTACAGGGTCTTATGGACTTCATGATGCCCTTAGGCGCTGAGACTGTTCAGACGTGGCTGCAAATGGACGATTACATCGCAAGAGTCTGCGTTGCCTTAGGTATCGATAAGACAGGACTCATCACTCCTGCCGATGCCGTTAACGCTATGATGCAACAGAAGGAACAAGCTGCATTGATTGAGAAGATTGCGCCACAGTTAGCTCAGGCCGTGTCAGCACAAATGGCTCAGGGTGGTGGCGCTCCACCGGCTCCGGCCAACCAACCACAACCACAAGGATAATCCAAATGTCTGATATGCTTAAGAAGCTTAAAAAGAAAATCATGGACAAGCTGGCTATCTCGAAGAAGAAAAAGGGGGAAGCAAAGAGTAAGAAAAAGCCTGTCCCGGTTCACATTGGGTTGGCTATCAAAGCCAAAAAGAAACGCAAACAGCAATTAGAAGACGCTAACAAACCTTAAACCGTTAGGGTTCCCTGACATTTCATTGGACAACCAAACGGGGAATCCTTTATACCCATTGAGAGGAGAGAATCAATGACCGAACCAGCCGCAACCGTAAAAACCGTACCGTTTGATCCTGATGCCGCTGCTGCCGCCGCTGCTGATCCAAATGCTCAGACTACGGTTAATCAGAATAATGGTGACAATACAGTAGTGGTCGATCCGACTAAGGCTAAGACCCAGGAAGAACTCGACCATGAAGCCGCCATGATTAAAAAGGCAGAGACAGGAACGAATAACGCTGCCAACAGTGACCCCGAATTATTTGCAGGGAAATACAAAACCAAAGAGGAGTTCGACAAAGCGATCCTCTCAGCTTACCACAAGAAACATGGTGATAAAGTTGAGGAAGCTTTCAAGACTCTCACTGGTGATCTAAGCTCTGAGTCGAATACCAACGTAAACGACTCACAGACACCGGAAGAAAAGGCTGTCGCTGAGAAAGCTGCTGCCGATAAAGCCGCTGCTGAAGCTGCCGACACACGTACAGAAGCTCAGAAGACTGCTGATGCGGCCAAAGAGCTTGCTGACAAAGAAGCTGCTGATGCTGCTGACGCTTCTGCTGCCGCCGACAAAAGTGTTCAGGTCAATGCTAACATGGAGACCTTCGTTGGTGAGTTTAATGAATCCGGCAAGTTGTCTGATGATAGCTATGGTAAACTTGAGGAAGCTGGCTTTGATAAGCCGATGGTTGATACCTATATGAGTGGTATCGCTGCTCAAAGAGACGGCCTGTTTAATCTGGCTGGTGGCAAAGAGTCCTTCTTTCAGATGACTGAATGGGCTGCCGAAGATGGCGGCATGGATGAAGCTTCTATCAACCTATTTAATGAAGACCTCAACTCTGGTGACATGGCAAAAATGTCAAGAGCCATCACCACTTTGAAAACTTCCTTCGCCGCCGCTGGACAAAAGACGGCCCCCGGGAAGCGGATCGAACCTACGAATCCGAATGATGCAACCGGAATCACCGGCTATACACATATCGATGAACTCAAAGCTGACCAAAAGAATCCGTTGTATAAAACGTCAGCCGCCTTTCGCGCAACCGTGAAAGAGAAGATCAGGCTTGGACGTATCTAAAACAAATGAAGGGGTCTCCATGACCCTTAACCCTTTCGGATGATCCTTCGGGATTGTCCTCTCCTCTCCTCTTGTGGAGCATATACTGTATGGATTAGCTTCCTGTAGTCCCTATGCTCCACTCCTTTCCCCTGAAGCCCTACCTCAACGTGCATTGCGGTGCATAGTCGGACGGACACCTTTAAGATGGAATACCCACGGAGACGGAATTGTTCTATATTCTATCAATGTAAGTCAAACTATACTAAAATCTTAAAGGAGAATTATCATGTCTAATGCGAACAACACTTGGTTAGGCTCCAACAACGACTCTACCCCTACCGGAATGGCAGAGGAGAGAGCGCTTCAGCTTAAAGTTTATGCTGGCGAAGTTGTTACGGCCTTCGAGAAACACACCGTGATGCTGGACAAACATAACGTCCGCACCATTAAATCTGGCAAGAGCGCTCAGTTCCCGGTCATTGGCCGGATGCCTGATGCTGAGTACCATACTCCCGGCGAGGAAATCCTGGGTCAAGACATCCTGCATGGCGAGAGAGTAATCTCTATCGATCGACTTCTGATCAGCCATATCTTCATCGACAATTTGGATGAAGTCCTGACTCATTTCGATGTACGTTCACAGTACACCGATATGCAGGGCCGGAAGCTGGCCGAAACCTTCGACAATCACGTTATGCGTGAAGCCATGTTGGGCGCGGCTGCTTCGGCAACTGTCTCCACCCTGGACGGTGGGCTTGTAACCACTGATGCCAATTTCGATCATGGTACGGCTGCCACCAAATGGACTGCATGGGAAGACGCAATCTTCGAGACTGCTGAGAACTTCGACAACAAGTTTGTCCCGGCAGAGCGTTTCCTCGTACTGAAACCGGCGAATTACAATTTCCTTCTGCGCCACGTACAGTCCAATGGTTTCTCTGCAATTAACCGCGACTATAATGGTCAGGGTTCTTATGCTGACGGCAAAATCATCCGGATCGGTGGTATTGATCTGATTGGTACGCCTATGCTGCCCCAGGCTGATTATTCGGGCGAAGACTTCCATGCCATCAACACACTGTTGACGGACGGTTTGGCTTTCAGTACCGATGCGGTTGCTACCGTGAAACTGCTTGATCTGGCGATTGAGTCTGAGTACGATATCAGACGGCAGGGTACGCTGATGGTTGCCAAGTACGCTATGGGCCACGGCTATCTGCGTCCGGAATCTTGCGCCACGATGAAAGACACTGCTTAATACCAGCAGTTAATTTACCTTAGAATCTGAAGGTTAACATGGGGCTGGCTCCATGATCGTCTCACTGATTCGGTCATGGGGAATAACAGCCCCTCCTATTAATGAATCCCTAAAAACTCGAAAGAGAAAAAAGGAGAACAACAATGAGTAATTTAGTTTACGCCCAGAACGTGCAATACGTTTCTAATGGGAAAAAATATGGTCGAACCAATGGCATCCTTGATGCCGGTATCCTGACCCCGACTGTTCGATACAGTGGGATCGTGGGCAAAATCAAGATAGGCGAAACGTGTGTGTTGGGTGATTTGGTTTACCCGAAAGATGCCGCAACGCCTTACTACATGCTGGCCGATCCTACTCAGGCTGCTATCAAAGGCCCAGCGAATGCTATCCTTCTGGAAGGTGGAGCAGTTGGCGAATATGTCGATGCGCTCTTTGAAGGTTACATTAACATTCCTGCATTCCTGACCGCCGAATACTTCACAGCCAAAGCGCGAGTTGAACTGGACGTGGGCGATGTGACAGTCGATGCACAGACCATCACGATGGGCGCTGCCGTTTACGGTAATGACATCTCTGATGATGGCGTTGTAGCTGGCTCCACTTTCGTTCTGGTTCCTGCTTCTACTTCTCTGGCGCATTTTAAAGCTGCCTTCACCAAAGCCGCAGTCAACACCGTGTTAGCTGCAATGGCTACTGATCCTGGTATTCGGGTTGAAACCGATTGGGCCACCGACATTCTGGCATTTGTAGCCGTCAATGCTGGCGTTGCTGGCAACCTGATCGCAACCACCGAAACCTTTACCAATGGTGCCTTTGCTTCCACGACCATGCTTCTGGGAACGGATGCTGGTGTGGTTTATTGTGGAGACTCCGGTAAATGTGCATGTACCGCGAACATTCCTGCGACCACGAACGACATGGTACAGGTTATTGGTCAGGCGATAAGCCCGACTGAACTTATGTTCCGTCCGATTACCGACTACGACCTGAGCGCTTAATCCTTAGGTTAATTTTAGAACACCCCAAAAGGGGAGTCTTGACCGTCCTCATGGGAT